AGCTGTAGAAATAGATGGATCAGCATTTTGGTTGTCACCAAATGGTTTCTTTTTATTTGATGGTACAGTTAAATCATTACCTTGTAGTGTAGAAGATTTTGTATTTAATGATTTTGATACAACAAAAGGACAACAAGTTGCTGCTGGTTTAAATAATTTATTTACAGAAGTAACTTGGTATTATCCATCATCAAGCTCTGATTTTAATAATAAATATGTGGTGTTTAACTATGGTGAAAACTGTTGGTATACAGGCACAGAAGCTAGAACTAGTTGGATGGATGGAACCATATATCCAGCACCTTATGCTACAAAATATATTAGCACAGCCGATGGAACTTTTCCTGTTGTTGTAGGCCAAGATGGTTTAGGACAGACAAAATATTTTGAACATGAGATAGGAACAGATCAAGTTAATGAAGATGGTTCAACAACAATAGTACCATCTTTTATTAAATCTTTTGATTTTGACCTACAACAAAGACAAAAAGATGCAAGAGGGAGATCGTCAGGACCAAGTATTGCAGGTGAAGTTTTTTTAGCTGTAAGACGTTTTGTTCCTGATTTTAAAACTTTGGCTGGTAATGCTAAAGTTACGTTGGCTGTAAAAAGATATCCGCAGCAATCAGATACAAGCACTAGTTTGAGTCCCTTTACAATAGACTCATCTACTGATAAAAAGGATACAAGAGCAAGGGGTCGTTTCGTTAACTTTAAGATAGAAAACGATTCTAATGGCGAAGAATGGAGATTTGGAACATTTAAGCTTGATATACAACCGGATGGAAGAAGATAATGGCAAAAACTTTATTTGAATTAGTACAAGAATATTTAAATAGGCGTAATTTACCTAAAACATTTACGTACGATAGATCCACCACTACGCCACCACCTGTAGATGAAACTGAAACAACTCCTGTAATAACACCCACTGCAATTGCAACTGCCATGAGTTCCGGAGGTGAAAGAGATAGTGGTATTGAAAAATTTTATAGACCCCCTGAAGCTAGAGAAACTTTAGAAAAATTATATACAGGTGAATATCAAGACTATGAAGACTATTTGGAAGATCAAAATAAAGGGGTCAAAGGACTTTTAAGCGGTTTATTTAGATTTTTACCTGGAGGCAGTATGCTTCAAAGAGATCCAATGCCATCAGATCCTATGAGTAAATCTTTTTCAGTGCAAGCTTTAGGAGGAGATCCATATGGATATTATGATCAAATGAGAGCTGGTAATCTAACAGGGCAAGACCCTTTTGGTATAAATACAATATCTGCTTTTGGTAATTATCCAGCTTACGCAGATAAGACTGTTAGAGAATTAGAAGCTAAAAAAGCAGCAGGTAAAAAATTATCAAACTTTGATGAAGCAAGATTAGAATTTTACGGAAAAGTGGTAGAAGAAAATAAAAAAAGAACAGGCCCAGATGGAGATCCATACTTTTTTACTGATGATGACTCTGATAAAATTGGTGACGTGGATATAGTGGGTGGTAAAAAATCAATAGTTTCAGATAAGGTTACTGCTCCAATTATATTTGGAGATAATGAAGGACCTGACATGGGTCTTGGAATTGGTTCTTTTAAACCAGGTGGGGGTTTTGTAGATCAAGGTGGTTTTGGAGAGTTTGGATTAGGTATTTCTCCAGCTGCTGCAGCTAGGGCAATTGAACGAGCAAAAGACCGAGAAATAATTAATAGAGGTGGTGGAGATGATTTACCAGGCGGTGGATTAAATGATTCTAATAGGGAAAGCATAATTGATAGAGGATCTAGTGGAGATCCTGATGATAGAGGACAAATTATAACAAAAGACACTCCGAAAGTATCTACTTATGACGCTGAAACAGAAGACGATAGAGACACCGGCAAGATTGTCTGCACCATGATGAACGAGTCTTATGGCTTTGGATCATTTAGAAATAAAATTTGGTTAAGACACTCAAAAGGATTAGCACCTGAGTATCAAAGAGGTTAC